AACGGCGATCCTGGGTACGCAGTTAACGGGGTGACCGTTGATGGCTTAGATAAGAAAGTTTGGGAATATCGTCCTTGGCTTGAATATGTAGGTCTATCATGGCAGGTGACTGATCGTTGGTCTTTCCGTGTTCGTCCCCGTATCGAGTATAGAAAGTTTGACGTTGAGGATGATGTTGTTGACGCCAGAGATGACTACGTCCGGTTCCGTGCCGGTGCTTGGACATATTACAAGTTGGATGATAAGTTTACTTCCTGGGCAAGCGTTGACTTCTATAACAATGTCTCAGAGACTTCATTCGAACAGAGTCGTTATCAGGTAGGTATTGACTATAAGATTGATGAGAATATTTCAGTCGGTCCATACGTAGAAACTAGATTGGATGATGATTGGAATACGAACTACACGATGCTTGCAACTCAATTGAAAGTTAGCTTCTAACTTTGTTTAAAACAGGCCCTTCGGGGCCTGTTTACTTTTAACAATAAACATGTTATAATATCATGAGTAAACCGATTCCAAACTTTTTAAGTGTGTTCGAACACAAACTAGAACGTTTGAAAAATAAAATAAAAGATGAAATACATAAGCCAAAAAAAGATAGATCAAAGAAAGCTTTACAAGAATTAGTCATGGAAGCAAAAGACCTTAAACGCTTAATTAAACAAATCAAAGGTGATAACGTATCGTTATGTCCACATTGTAGAGGTGTTATATGAGTAAGAACTGGGTGAAAGACATTGCACAGATGCATGAGAAGTACGGTGTCAATGAAAAAGTAAACGAGTTTGATAATGAGAAGCTTATAGAATTTGCACGATTTCGTATCAAGTTTCTTGAGGAAGAAATGAATGAACTTAAAACTGCTAAGACTGCTGAAGACGTGGTGGATGCATTGGTCGATCTCTGTGTGGTTGCGATTGGTACGTTAGATTCATTTGGCGTAGACGCAAATAAAGCATGGAATCGTGTTCACAACGCTAATATGAAGAAAGAAGTTGGCGTCAAAGAATCTCGTCCTAATCCGCTAGGTCTACCAGATCTTATTAAGCCTAAGGGTTGGCGAGCACCTTCTCATAAAAACAACGTCGGTAAGTTTGAAAAGCTATTCTAATGAATAGAGCACAAAAGATCCTAAGGATAGGACGTCTCGGTGAAGAGCTTGTTCAAGAAGTTCTAAGCAAAACAGGAGACGTAGTAAATCTAAGTGAGAGTAGATTTGATTCAGTAAAAGACATGATGATCAACGATCAAATCACCGTTGAAGTAAAAACTTTGGTTTCTATTAAAAAATATAATGCTTTTGCTCTAGGTTCTTCGCAATGGAAGAAGTGTGATGAAGTAGATCGTTTATTTTTTGTGGAGATACCTTCAACAGAAACAGATCCCATTGTGCTATGGGAATCATTGAAGCCTAGAAAGTATTTTACACAGTACTTCAATGGCGATACATGTAGAATGTATACAAAAAGTGATTTACATAATTATGAAAATGTATATAATAAAGACATTAGCAAAGAGCTTTGTGAATTGTCTCCATCAAAATATAGGTGAAATATGAAAGAATCAGTTAAAGTTCTTAATGAATGTATTGATCTTCAGCTGAAGAAGTCTCAAGATTACCAGAACCCGAACTCCAACGTTCAACAAGCTATGCATTATAGACGCGGCATCGATACTATTCATGATACTATTCAAGGTAAGGTCTATCGTGCACAGTCCTTGCTTGAGGCAGCAGCACATGATTCTCCTAATTTTGAATCACTTGAAGATACATACAAAGATATAATTAATTACTGTTCATTTGCTGTATCTTGGCTTAGGTATAAGATGGAAGGCCAGAATACTTTTCGTGATATTTTCAATCGTAGAATTGAACCAACTTTAACGCAAGAATTTCATGAATCAATTGAAGATGAACCTTACTATGCCGATTGTAAGAGTAAGAATCCAAATCGTATGTGTTCTGATTGTGATTGCTGGAAGATGACTAGAATGAGTTGTGGCTAATGGATACAGTTAATCATATACGTAATTATTTTGTTGATGCTCTAGTTAATCAAGATTTTGTTATCGATAAAACTGGTGTTAAGACTATTGAGCTGATCGCTGCACAGTTCATTGCGGATGAACCATATATCTTTGGCACAGTTGATAACAACTATATTCAGCGCGAGCTCGAATGGTATAAATCTGAGTCATTAAATGTAAACGACATTCCAGGCGGTGCGCCAAAAGTATGGAAAGACGTAGCTGACCAATATGGATACATCAATTCAAATTATGGTTGGTGCATATATAGTGGCGAGAATGGTAATCAGTATGAAAATGTTCTAAATGAATTGAGAGAACGTCCAAATTCTCGTCGTGCTATCATGATCTATACAAGACCTCATATGCATTATGATTACAAGTTTCTTGGTATGAATGACTTCATGTGTACGAATACTGTTCAGTACTTGATACGTGATGACAAGCTACACGCACTCGTCAATATGAGATCAAACGATGTAGTATATGGATATAAGAATGATTTTGCATGGCAACAGTATGTTGCTCTTCAAATGTGTGATGAACTTGGAATTGAACTTGGAGATATAATATGGAACGTGGGATCTCTTCACATCTACGAGAGACACTTTCATCTGATCAAAGAATAATTCCTGACTGGGATTACAAATACTGTGAGTTAGCTAAGCATATATCAAGATGGTCTAAAGACCCATCTACATGTGTAGGTGCTGTAACCGTAGGCCATTCTGGACAGATCTTGTCGCAAGGCTATAATGGATTCCCTCGTGGAATACGCGATTCGTCTAAACGCTTAGCCGATAAACAAGAAAAGTACAAGTATATGGTTCATGCTGAGATGAATTGCATATACAATGCTTCTCTTAATGGAGTTTCATTAAACGAATCAACTCTTTATGTGTATGGCTTACCGGTGTGTTCGGAGTGTGCTAAGGGTGTTATTCAAGTTGGCGTTAAAAAAATCATCATATATACACCAGAGATTTCGTTAAAAGAGTTTGAAGGAAAATGGTTAGACTCTTTTGTGATTACAAAAAGCATGTTCGATGAAGTTAATTTGGAATATCATTGGTATGATTCAGGATGCATTTAGAGTTATTGTCGTAGGGATAAACCCATCAAACCGACATACGCGTGTAAGAGTGTATAAGAACTCAACATTCTCTACACTACTTAGATGGATGGATCATTTAGGTATTAAGAATTTTTCTTTCATCAATTGTATTGATGTACGTGGTGAATATAAAAGCAATAAGATTGATTATAACTTGCTCGAGAAAAGTATAAATAAAAAATATAAAGTATTAGCTCTCGGTGATTTCCCGTCTAAAGCTTTGAAGAAGTTAAACATAGATCATTTTAAGCTGCCTCACCCATCACCGAGGAATCGTCAATTAAACGACAAAGCATTTGAATCATTGATATTAGAAGAGTGTAGAAGTTATATTTATGATTAAAGACATTGTAATATTATTAGCACGCGGTGTCGAAGGATGCGGCGTAACAAAACATACTGTAGAACTATGCAAGTGGTTTGAAAAGAATAATTACACTTACACAGTAGTTGCATCTAAAGACAAGACTTGGTCAAGAAAGAAGTGTCATGATGTAAAGAACTTACAAGAATATAAGTTCTCATCAACTTCTGAGATCGATAAAATCATAGATAGATGTAGTCGTGCTGACTTAATCATTCTTAACTCACTCCCATCCAAGAGCAACGATCGTGGCAAAGGCCACGGTGATGATTGCGTTAATGGTTACAAGCGTATCTTAGAATGCGTAAATAAGCCATTTGTTCTTATACAGCATGATCATATCATGCACTCTATAAAGCGCAATGAAGCTTTAAAAGAATCTATTGACAAAGCAAAAATTATTTTTGCACACAGTGATACTGGTGATTTTGCTACTGTAGTTAATGAAGACCATTCTACCGGAACAGCTGCTTCTTTAATGAATTTCATTGAAGAAGAGAAAAAGCCATTCTATACTTTTCAACCGGGAATGATGTTTGATGAATTGCGAGAAAAGTATTGGCAACCAATTGAGAATCAAGACCCTAAGTCACATAAATGGATCGGAAGAACAACATCATGGAAAGGCTATAACATGATGTTGGATTTTCATAATAGGTACTTGATGCCTAATGGTTACTTGACTACACTTGAAGGAATTGAAAGATCTCCAGCTTTCATAGACTTTAAAGCAAAGCACACAGATAAGTTTATAAACTACGTCGTAGGATCAACCGACCCAAATATGATAGACTTATCTAAGCACTACGGTGATTATGCTGTGTGCTTTAGTTTGTATGCAAACGATAAGATGTTGAGCAGGGCTTCAAAGACAGCTTTCTGTTATCAACTTTCTATACTGGCACCAAAATATATCAAACATTCAATTGAATACACACATTGTGAGCTAGCAGCAATTGGAACTATTCCAGTATTTCGTAAAGAATACGGAGATGCATGTGTTCATCGAGCACAGGGTAAACCTTTAACTGAATGTAAAGATAGTGGTACGATTTGGTTGTCTGAAAACAACATGGGGGATGCATTACAGTTGATAAATAAGTTGTCATCCGATGATGTGATGAGAGACGAACATCGGCATATGGCATATAATTTTTACAAAGAACACCAAGATTCGTCTTATGTGTTCACTGACTTGATGGTGAAGATACAAAAGCATGTTTAAACACGCAACTATAGTCCCGCTTATTGGTGGCGAAACAATAGGCTCTATGAAAGCATTTGGTACTCCTCCTGAGTATCTTATGTCTTATAAAGCATTCAGCAAGAATGATTCCCATATTGTCAATTATTTTCAAAATAGTATACCATATTATGTTCTAGATGACGATGCAAAGCCAAACAAGAAAGTTGATGTTGTAGGATCAGTTTGTCCTTGTGCAGGATTGTCGATGTTGTCTCAAGGTTATGGCGATGATAATCCAAACAACAAATGGTTGATAGAAACTACAAAGTATGTTCTTTCTGAACTTAAACCTCAAGTGCTATGGGGTGAAAACGCGCCACAGTTGATAGGTAAAATTGGTATCAACATTCGTGCACAGATGTATAAAATCGGTCGCGATAATGGTTACAGCATGACGATTTATAAAACAAGATCTCTGCTTCATGGCATTCCTCAAGTTAGAGATAGAACTTTCTATTTCTTTTGGAAAGGCGATAAAGTACCTTTACTCAATTACTATGAAACGCCTCTTACTCGCATTGAAGATGTTATTTTAAATGTAAAAACAGATAGTCAGATGCAACCTATCAACCCAAACAAACCAACTGATGATCCGTACTATAAGTTTGTCTTGGAAGAAATACATGACGGGCTAACACATCGTCAATTTTTTGATTCTGTTGAATCTGACAAAGAAATAAACATTGCAATCTATGCTCAAAAGATGGGATACAACTATAAGCAAATCGGCGATTGGATGAATAACAGAGGTTACGAAAAAGAAATTAAAAAATGCATGTACAAGTTTGATAAGTTGAACGATGGAAAGAACATAATGCAAAGAGGAACAACTGTTCCTAAAGGTTATATCGGGGCTTTTGTAAGTCACTATCCTCTAACACTAACACATCCCCATGAAGATAGATTCATAACTTATAGAGAAGCGATGTCAATTATGGGTATGCCAGAAGACTTTGAATTATTGAATGCTAAGAGATCCGTTAATCACATTTGCCAAAATGTTCCAGTTCAAACCGCAGTAGACATGGCAACTGAGATACGTGAGTATCTATTGGGCAATAGAGAAATGATTGACAGTACACATATTTTTCAGTATAATCAAAATAAGACACATAAAATTATGGATGAAACTACCTCAACACTAGAAAGGTTTTTTTGATGATTGATTACAAATATAATGAAGATAGTGCGTTGCAAGAAATAAAATCATATATAGATTCTACATATACTCAGCACTACAGCGGTAAGTATCAAGCAACTGATATGATTATTGATGCGGGACATGGTACAGGATTCTGCATTGGTAATATAATGAAGTACGCAAAGCGTTATGGTAAGAAAGATGGATATAATAAAAAAGATCTTTTAAAAATCATACACTATGCAATGATTCAATTGTATGTACAAGATCATGATGTAGAAAATGAACAAATTAAGAGTGTTAAACTTTCTCCAGCAGAAGACTCTATATTTGCCCTGCTTAAAACAGGACCTATATCTGATGACGTATGTTATAGAAATATCCCTATTGACTCAGTGTCTAAAATGTGTCAAATTTGTGACTGTTGGAAAAGTAAATAAAGGAGAATTGAATGAGTGAAGAAAACACACAACCTACTAATAATGGGTTTCAGGTTAAAGTTCCTGTAGAAGTTCTAAGACAACGTAAGTTGTTTCTTGCTACACCGATGTATGGTGGCCAGTGCACTGGCATGTTTGCTAGGTCCGTTGCTGATCTTGCTGCGCTATGTACGCAGTACGGTGTGCAGTTACAGCTATACTTCTTGTTTAATGAATCACTAATTACGCGAGCAAGAAACTATTGCTGCGATGAGTTCATGCGCTCAGGTGCAACTCACTTGATGTTTATTGATTCAGACATTGGGTTTAATCCTCAAGATGTAATTGCGCTACTTGCCATTCAGGATGAAACTAGTCCTTATGATGTAATCGGTGGCCCTTATCCTAAGAAGTGTATCTCATGGGAAAAGATCAAGATGGCTGTCGATAAGGGTGTTGCTGATGAGGATCCAAATCGTCTTGAAAAGTTTGTAGGTGATTACGTCTTCAATCCTAAGTCTGGTCAGACACAGATTCCAATTGGACAACCAGTTGAAGTTTCTGAGATTGGTACTGGGTTCATGATGATTCGTCGTCGCACTTTCGAGAAGTATGCGGAAGCTTTCCCAGAACTTTCTTACAAGCCTGATCATGTTCGCACAGAACACTTTGATGGATCTCGTGAAATCATGGCATACTTTGATTGCATCATTGATCCAGACTCAAAGCGATACTTATCGGAAGATTACATGTTCTGTTACAACGTACAGAAGATGGGTGGCCAAGTTTGGTTCTGCCCCTGGATGCAGTTGCAGCATGTTGGTACTTACATTTTTGGTGGTTCATTGGCAGATCTTGCGTCAATTGGTGCGGCAGCAACGGCGGATGCAGGACTTCTAAAAAGAAAGAAGTGAGGTTAATACTATGAAGTTGAGTACAAAGACTCTACAGGTGCTGAAGAATTTCAGCACCATCAACCCTTCGATTATGTTTGAGGCAGGTAGCCAATTGGCTACCATCTCACCTCAAAAGACAATTATGGCAAAAGCGAAGATTGATGAAACTATTGAAACCGATTTTGGAATCTTTGATTTAAATAGATTCCTTGGTGTGTTGTCTCTTTTTAATGATCCGAGTCTTTCATTTCATGAAAACTTTCTAAAAATTTCAGATGGAGGTAAGAGCGTAAACTTTATCTTTGCAGATCCAGTTACCATCGTTCTTCCTCCTAAGAAAGAAATTAAGTTCAACGATCCTTATGTTTCATTCACTCTAAGCAACGAAACGTTTCAAAGTGTTATGAAGGGAGCTAACGTTTTACAGCTTCCAGAAATTGCAGTTGAAGGAAGTAACGGAAGACTATACTGTAAGGCGGTTGACGTTAAGAGTCCTACCAATAACTCGTTTGAAATTGATTTACAGGAAGAAACTAAAAAGTTTAAGATTATTTTTTCATGTAGTAATCTAAAGCTTTTGAATAAAGATTATAATGTAATGATCACAAAGGGTATTGCACGTTTCGTTTCAACTGATAATGAAATTGAATACTATATTGCTACTGAAACTTCTAGTACATATGGAGATTGATAATGATTGAACAAGATAAGAATGAATTGCGTGGAGTGTTGCAAGAGATCTCAAACTCAATGACGAGAATGGATGCTGAAAAAGAATACATTAAGGAAGCCATAGCCGCAGCATCTGAGAAGTACCAACTCAACAAGAAGTACTTACGGAAGATGGCTAAAGTGTATCATCAAAATAACTTTACAGATGAAGTATCTGATATGGAGGAGTTTCAAAAGTTGTACGAAACAATCATTCTTTCTTAATTGGAGTTATACATTATGGTTCGTGATGATTTTTTGTGGTCTCAGGCATATCGTCCAAAAACGGTGTCTGAATGCATTCTTCCAACTGACTTGAAGAATACTTTTCAACAATTTGTAGATAAAGGTTCAATCCCTAACATGCTTCTAACTGGCCGAGCTGGAGTAGGTAAAACTACTGTAGCACGCGCCATGTTAGATCAGCTTGACTGCGATTATATGGTTATAAATGGTTCAATGAATGGTAACATTGATACACTGAGAAATGACATCAGCCAGTTTGCATCATCCATGTCGTTGGTTGGAGGAAGAAAGTATGTTATTCTTGATGAAGCAGACTATCTAAATCCTAACTCAACTCAACCCGCGCTTCGAAATTTCATGGAAGAGTTTTCGAAGAACTGCGGATTCATCTTAACATGTAATTTCAAGAACAGGATCATTGAGCCTCTTCACAGTCGATGCACTGTGATTGATTTTAAGATTCCAAACAATGAAAAAGATAAGATGGCTTCTCAATTTTTAAAGAGAATTAAATCTATCTTAGAAAAAGAAGAAGTTGAATACGATCAAGCTGCTGTTGCGCAACTAATCATCAAGCATTTTCCTGATTGGCGACGAGTATTAAATGAACTTCAACGCTATTCTGTAAATGGTAAGATTGATTCTGGTGTTCTTGCAAACACTAGTGATGATAACATTAAGAAACTTATTGGGTTTCTTAAAGAAAAGTCGTTTAGTAATATGCGTAAGTGGGTTGGTGAAAACAGCGACATCGACACCTCAATGCTTTTTCGTAAGCTGTATGATTCTGCTTCTATTGTTATGAAACCAGCTTCAATTCCACAATTGGTTTTGATTCTTGGTGATTACCAATATAAAGCTGCATTCGTTGCTGATCCTGAAATCAATATTGTTGCTTGTTTGACTATGGTTATGACTGAATGTGAATTTGTATGAAGCCTTTTGATTATGTAAACTCTGTTACAGATAATAAAAAGAATATAATGATAGGGACTGAGAATGATGAATTAGCCGAGAAAGGATACGTTCCATACTTAACAAATAAATCGTTATCTTATCATATGGATTCTATTCTCTATGCTAATGAGATGAATCAACATCCTTTTCTTGATAATAAACTTCAGTATGAATACTATCTTCATGGAATTTCTAAAAAGAAAAGATTTAGTAAGTGGACTAAAAAGGAAGATAACGAAGATATTGAAATAATCTCCCAATGGTACGGCTGCAACTACTCCAAAGCAGCTGAAATTCTTAAAATAATAAATAAGAATACATTGGATTTGATTAAACAAAAATTACAAAAAGGTGGAGCGTCAAAATGAACATTATAGAATCCTTAATCAAGGTTGAGTTAAA